GCCTCTCTTTAAAGAGAGTAAATCTACGACTAGCTTTGGTAAAGGTTAATTTTTTAATTAGGAGTTTTAAATGGCTTATCCTACCGTATCAGGACCCTATGGGTTCCAGCCGATCAATCTGATCGGTGGTCAGGTATTTGCTGGTCAAACTCGCTTGATCCCTATTGCTTCAGGTTCCACAACCGCCATTTTTGTTGGTGACGTTGTGCGTCTGAACACTGGCGGAACTCTAAGCAAAGTTTCTACCACATCTACTGCGACCGATGCTGTTGGTATTTTTGTGGGCTGCCAGTTCACAAATCCAACAACTAAACAGTTGCTGCAACAGCAGTATTACCCAGGCGCTATTACAGCTACTGACATCCAAGCATTTGTAGTGGATGATCCAGATGCGCTGTTTAAAGTGGCTGTTACCGCTGCTGGTACTTCAACAATGAGTGGTGTAACTCGTTCAGCAGTAGGTCAAAATACTGCAATGGTTGTAACTACGGGTAGCACTACCACAGGTGACTCATATTCTTCAGTTTCCGCTACAACTGGATCTGGAACAGCATTACCGTTCCGTATCGTTGACGTTGTACCTGAGACTACGAATGCGTCAGGTTCATACACAGAAGTGATCGTTAAGTTCAATTTCGGTGTCCATACTTACTACAGTGCAACACCTGTAGCAACTGCAGCATAAGGAGCATATAAATGGCTATTTCACGCGCACAACTACTGAAAGAGCTGCTCCCAGGCTTGAACGCTTTGTTCGGCTTAGAGTATGCTCGCTATGGTGAAGAACACAAAGAGATCTACGAAACTGAGACCTCTGAGCGTTCCTTCGAAGAAGAAACCAAACTGTCTGGCTTCTCAGCTGCACCAGTCAAGAACGAAGGCTCTGCCATCGCTTACGACAATGCACAAGAGGCATTTACAGCACGCTATAACCACGAGACTATTGCTCTCGGCTTCTCCCTAACGGAAGAGGCAATCGAGGACAACTTGTATGACAGCTTATCGGCTCGTTATACCAAGGCTTTAGCTCGTGCAATGGCTTATACCAAACAGGTCAAAGCTGCTGCTGTATTGAATAACGGTTTCACCAACTCCGCGCAGTACTATGGTGGTGACGGTGTACCTTTGTTCTCGACTTCGCACCCATTGGTTTCTGGTGGTGTAAACAGCAACACTCAATCAACCCCCGCTGACTTGAATGAAACTTCGTTGGAAAACGCAGTTATTCAGATTAGCTTGTGGACTGATGAGCGTAATCTGTTGATTGCCGCTAAACCTAAGAAGTTAATCGTTCCTCCGCAACTCCAGTTCGTGGCTACACGTCTCTTAGAGACCCAGCTCCGTGTTGGTACTGCTGACAACGATATTAACGCTATCGTAAACAATGGCTCGATCCCAGAGGGTTACACAATTAACCACTTCTTGACCGATCCAAATGCTTACTTCCTGACAACTGATGTTCCAAACGGTATGAAGCACTTTGTTCGTACCCCCTTGGCTCAGTCGATGGACGGAGACTTTGATACTGGCAACGTCCGTTACAAAGCCCGTGAGCGTTATTCTTTTGGCTGGTCTGATCCCCTCGGTATGTGGGGTTCGCAAGGAGCCTAATGTTGTAAAAACAAGACCCCACCCACAAGGTGGGGTTTTTCATTGTTCAGTCACGTAACTATCATATTCTTGGTCCGAGAGGACTTTTATGGCCCAAAAAATTACAGACCAAGACTTTATAAAACTGTGGAAAGAACATAAATCAGTTCAAAGAGTATCTGAAATAACAGGTATTCAGTACCGTGCTGTGCTAAAAAGGCGTCAAAGTATTGAAAAAAAGCATGACATAATATTAAAGTCATTAGATAACAGAGGTCGCCCTGATATTTATATCCCTGATGACCAAACCCAGTGTAATTTAACCCTTGATAACGGTGTAGTTATTGTAGGGTCAGACTGTCATTACAACCCCAAATATATAACCACTGCTCACCGAGCTTTTGTGCAGTGCGTCAAATATCTAAAACCTAAAGTTATAGTAATGAATGGCGACCTTTCTGACTTCGCCTCAATCTCTCAGCACCACAGAATTGGTTGGCAGCATCATCCAACCGTCAAAGAAGAATTAGATGAAATGGTTGCTAGATTAGGAGACATCGAAGAAGTTAGACCCGCAGGTGCTAAATTATTAATAACGATTGGTAATCACGACCTACGTTTCTCAGGGAAACTATCTAATGTTTTACCCCAATATGAAGGTATTCAAGGATTTGATCTAGCTGACCATACCCCTAATTGGAAATGGTATTGGAGCATCGCTGTGAACGATAGTTGCATGATTAAACACCGTTGGCACAACGGCATTCATGCGGTTCACAACAACATCCTAAAGTCAGGTTGGTCGTTTGTTTCTGGGCATTTACATAGCCTTAAGTGTTTACCCTATACTGACTATACAGGGACTCGTTATGGAGTTGATACAGGCACAATGGCGTGTGTCAAAGACAATCAGTTCATTTATGCGGAAAACAACCCTTTGAATTGGCGGTCAGGTTTTGCCGTTTTAACTTTTAATAATGGTAGACTGATGCCACCTGAGTTGGCTGAAGTTGTAGATGAGGACAAAGGCTTATATTACTTCCGTGGACAAGTAATGAAGGTATGAAACTGACCCCTAAAATCTTAGAGAATATCTATGCAATGCTTTATTGCACGGAACCATTTTCAGATTGGGGTTTACCCTTACCCGAAGAAATTAAATTTATCGTAGATGCCGACCCTGATGTAATGGGGACTTACCTTTATGATGACGGCGAAAAGCACGCTCATACTATTACTATCTCTACGGCTCGTTGTGGGCATTTAGACACCGTAATTCGGACAATGGCTCACGAAATGATACACTGTTCCCGCTGGAATACAGTAACTCACGCTTGGACAAAACACGACAAAACCTTTAGAAATAGGGCTAAAGCCGTAGCTAATGAGTTAGGGTTTGATCCGTTAGAGTTATAACCTATGGGTTTAGTTATGTATCATAAATGTTACCTAAAGCTACTTAATGTATTAAATATGAATCATTAAAGGGAGAAAACATGGAAATTAAATGTAAACTAATTAAAGAATTAGACAATGGCAGCGCAATCGTATCTATGGAGTTAGATGAAGAAGCCAAGGACTGGCTGATTGGCGAGGGTTTTACTGTCGTACTACAAGAAGCAATTAAACTTTCCAAAACCCGTGTTACTCCCGAAATGCTCAAAAAACACACCCAAAAAACACCCAAAAAGGGTAAGACCCTACCCAAAAAGGGTAAGTAGTGAGCGCCAATCTCATTATCTTGACGGGGCTAATTTACGCTTATATTGCGATTGAACAAGCTTTTAAAGGTAATGTCCCGATGGCTATTTGTTACATTTGCTATGCGGGTGCAAACGTAGGTTTGTACATGATGGCTACAAAGTAGTTGCAAGTATTTAAAAACGTAGTAAGATTATGGAAACTGGGTGAACCAGCTTATTAGACTGCCCCAGCAGACGCATACAAGACTAATAAGCTAATCTTTGTATGAAGGACAATTTATGGCACTAACTACCTTTTCGGGTCCAGTCAAATCGAACAATGGCTTCATTGGCGGGACAGCTTCTAGCCCTATTACTGTAACCACAGCACAAAATATTTCTAGTTCGTATGGTACTACATCCGCTACGACTGGCGATACTCGTCTAAGCTATCAAAGACTAGCTTTTACCAGCACTGGCTCTGGTGAGACATTACGTGCTTTCTCTGTTGTTACTGGTGCTAACGCAGCTACTGCTGGCACAATCAACGGTGCGCACATCTCTACCTCAATTAATACGACTGGCACAATTTCTGGTGCTGCTAACGCTCTGCGTGCAACATTGGGCGGTACGGCAACAACTCCTGGCGGCACACTAGCTGTTCTACAGTTAGATACTGACTATGGCACTAACGTTACTTTAGGCGCTGCTTCTTCGTTTATCCGTGTAACTGACAGCGGTTCACAGACTGGCGAAGTTCAAAACTTAATTAATATTGAGACTGGTCCAGCTGCTACTGTTGCTCCTACTGCAACTGCAGTTGCTACGGTTGCCAAAGCCATTAAAGTTCGTATCGGCGGAACAGATTACTATGTTCCTGCTTATGCTTCCTTTAGCTAATGGAAATAACAAAAGAGTTTCTTGAGGCGGAAATTAAAGAACTAGAGACTGAGTTTAATAAAGCACAAACTTTTTTAATCCAAGCTCAAGCTACAATTTCTGCCTACAAGATGTTATTAAATAGGCTAGAGGAGAAGCAAAATGGCGATGCAATATGACGTAAAGTCGTACCACGCGACAGCTTCATCGCTTGCGTTTGGCGATAGAACTCGTTTAAAAGGCGTAATTTTATCCCCATCTACGTCAACAACATTTAATTCGTGTGTAGTAGATACTGCTGGCGCTTTAAGCGGAACGTATAATATTCCAGGCTCGACAACTTGTACCATTACTATTGCTAACCACGGGCTATCAAATGGTGACGTGGTAGGGCTTAACTTTACCAGCGGTACAGCGGTAGATGATTCTTATACTGTATCAAATGTAACAACCAACACGTTTACCGTAACTACAGCAAGTCTTACGACTAGTGGCAATGTAACCTTATACCCAAATATCCTTGTTGAACTAGATTGCTCAACTGGCACATCGTTCTATACGTTGATTCCAGGCGAGGGCATTCTTGCAACAGGCGGGTTATTCTGTTTATTGCCGTCTACCACCGTAACAATGACTATTTTTTACGGATAGGAATAGACCATGATGCAATATGACGTTAAATCGGCGATTGTAAAAAGCACTGGATTAGTTGTAACAAACACACCTATACGGTTAAAAGGTATTACGGTAACAAGTGGTACGTCATCGTTGCGTAATATAGCGGTTTGTGATCCAACTGTAGTAAAGACTGGAACTTATAGTCAAACAACCACCACGATTACTTGCACAATTACTGCGCATGGTTTTACCAACGGTCAGCGTGTGTTTCTTGACTTTACTACTGGTAATTCAAGAGATGGTGCATATGATATCACCTATGTAGATCCTGATACCTTTACTGTAACAGCAGCGAACTCAATTTCTACATCAGGTAATGTGTCGGCTTATAGCAAACTTGACCTAGAGATTGATACATTTAGCACTGTTGGTTTGCCTGTTAAAATCCCAGGGGAAGGGATATACTTTCCTAATGGTATGTTTGTAGGGTGCGGTCCTTCTGTAACTGCAACGGTATTTTACGGATAAAAAATGTCAGAAATTACACAAGCTCAAGGTTCGTTTAGTTTAGCTGGCAGGAAGATCATGCTAGGTCTTCCCACGTACGACTTTAAAGTAACTGCAAAATTGGCTATATCACTAGCCGATTTTTGTGTGCAGGCTACGAAATATGGTGTGGATATTCAGATCTGCAATATCTCTGGCTGCTCAGTCGTTTCTCGTGTCCGCAATTTAATTGCCAAGGACTTCTTAGATTCTGATTGCACAGATTTGATGTTTATTGACTCTGATATTAACTTCAATGCTAGCGATATTTTCCGTTTGATGGCTTGGAATATTGATCCTAAAAAGGGTATTGTTGCTGGTATTCCCGTTGCCCGTAAAAAAGGCAAGACCTATATTTCTACGTTAGATACGGACGAAGAAGAAAACATTCTCATGAACCACATGGGTTTAGTAAAAGCAAAGCGTGTTGCAACCGCTTTTATGTTGATCCGTAGAGAAGTCTTTGAAAAGATGTATGAAGCCCACCCAGAGTGGCGCTACCATGACGAGAAAAAGATTGGCGATGAAATGATTGCTTTCTTTGACTTTGCGCTTAAAGACGGTAACTACATCGGTGAAGACTTTTTATTCTGTGACCGTGCTAGAGAATTAGGCTTTGAAGTATGGATTGACCCGACCATTAAACTAGGTCATGTAGGGGTTGAAGAGTTTGCTGGAGCTTTTGGCGAGGATTATTTATATCCTCTGATGAGATCAATTGATTCCAAAAAGGATGCAGCATAATGGCTAAGACTCCTGCATGGCAACGCAAAGAAGGTAAAAACCCTAGCGGTGGTTTAAATGCTAAGGGGCGTGCGTCTTATAACGCGGCTAATCCTGGTAAGCCTGGACTCAAACGTCCTCAACCAGAGGGCGGTTCTAGGCGTGATTCATTCTGCGCCAGAATGAAAGGCATGAAAAGAAAGTTAACTTCTGCTAAAACTGCAAATGATCCAGATTCTCGTATTAACAAAAGCCTTCGTGCTTGGAATTGCAAAGAAGGCGGATCTGTTCGTGGCGGTGGTTGCGAGATCCGTGGCAAGACTAAAGGGAAAATGGTATGAGCGATAGAGAAAAAGCTAGAGAGCAGGCTATAAAAGAAGGTTACGGTAATTATAATTTTCCAGAACTTGCTAAGTCACTTACCGAAACATATGAAAAACGGGCGGCAGAGAAAAAAGCTGCAAAAGAAGCACGTGATGAAAGTCGCAGTAAATCCATGACTATGGATGAAATGAAAATGAAGTCAGGTGGTAAAGTATCTTCCGCTTCCAAACGTGCCGATGGTTGTGCAATCAAAGGCAAAACTCGTGGAAGGATGATGTGATGCCTAATTATCGTAAACCAACCGCACAAGAGACCGAAAAGCTTAATAAAGCTCGCAAGATGATGGCTGAAGGCATTGAGGGTGAGAAGGATATTTTCTCCCGAACCATGCCTACTATGGCGAAGGCCGCCAGAGATGAAATGCGTGCCGCCAAAGCATTACGGGAAACCGTTCCTGCATCTGCCAGAGAAGGTGAAGCTTACCAAGAGGCAGGCTACAAAAAAGGTGGAAAAGTGAAAAAGATGCGTAAATTTGAAGAGGGTGGCTATACATCTGATAGCACCCCAGAGCAACGTGCTTTATCGATTGGCTTAAGAGAAGGTTCTCCAGACTATATTAAGGCTGTAGAGACACTGCGTAGGTTGAAAAAGCCTGCAAGATTGCCAGGAGATACCGTTCAAGCGGAATCTGAAAACCAGGCACTGCGTAAGTTAAAAGACACAGTTAAATCTGCTGGCAGTCGCTTAATGGATATGACGCCACAAGGCAGAATCACCAAGGCTGCTGCAAGCATGGCACGGAAACCTACAAGCGATTTTGAAAGTGACTATTCTTTTGAACAAGAAATGGGCATGAAAAAAGGCGGTAAGGTATCTTCAGCCTCTAAACGTGCCGACGGTATTGCTATTCGTGGGAAGACCAGAGCGTGAGTAAACCAGTAGATCCCGTTGATCCATCTCCAAAAGTAGGAGAGGGAAAGTCCTTTATTGAAAGGATGCAACGGGGTATGCCGAACAATGATCCTGAGATCAAAAAGCAGTTTGCCGAAAAGTTGGAGAAATATGTCAATGAAGGTAAAGTGTTAAATGAGCAACGGAACGAATACAAGAAAGAATTAGGTAATCGTCCTGTGCCTAGTGGTGGTGGTGCTGGGCCAGCATTAGGTGATATTGAAAAGATGATGAGTACTCGGATTAAAAAGCCCACATACAAGTCTGGTGGTAAAGTTATTTCAATGGCTTCGAGGCGTGCGGATGGGATTGCTATTCGTGGAAGGACAAAGATATGAGACCTAGTCGTGGCATGGGCGCCATTATGCCCTCTAAAATGGGTAAACCTAAACGTAAAGCTCGTAGAGATGACACGGATTTCACGGAATATAAAGAAGGCGGTACTGTTAACAAGGCTGGTAATTATACGAAGCCGGGTATGCGCAAGGCTTTATTTAATCGTATTAAAGCGTCGGCTACCCACGGTACGGCAGCTGGTCAATGGTCGGCTAGGAAAGCACAACTCTTAGCCAAAAAATATAAGGCAGCTGGCGGTGGCTATAAATGAGTGGTTTAGCAAAATCTCAGCGTTCTTTAAAGTCTTGGGGCGACCAAAAGTGGACGACCAAGTCAGGGAAGAAGTCGTCCGAGACGGGCGAGAGATACCTGCCAAAAAAAGCAATCGAAGCCCTAAGCCCACAGGAGTACGCAGCAACAACACGAGCAAAACGGCAAGGAAAAGCACAGGGAAAGCAGTTCGTCCCGCAGCCAAAAAAAGTAAAAGCAAAAGTAAAACCATATAGGAAAATATGAGTACTTCAGGCACAACCGCTTTTAATCTAGACCTCAATAACCTCATTGAAGAGGCTTTTGAGCGTTGTGGTACGGAATTGCGTACTGGTTACGATATGCGGACTGCCCGCAGGTCTCTGAACCTTTTGACGGTTGAGTGGGCTAACCGGGGCATTAACCTCTGGACTATCGAGCAGGGTCAGATCCCCATGGTTACTGGACAGGCTATTTACCCTGTGCCGATTAATACGATTGATCTTCTAGACCACGTGATTCGTCAGAATAACGGTGTGCAAAGCA